CCACGCGACTGCGTACCGACTGGATCCCTACGAATGTTCAGCTGCCTGCCCATCGCACACCGACCAAGGACACCCAGGAGTATCTGGCAATCCAGCTCCAGAAGCTCGCATGGTTGGACGAAGCCCGGGCGTACACGACCAGCAGCCACCTGGCATGGATCGACTTTGGAGCCTTCCACATGGTCAAGAACCCCGACCACTGCGCAGCCCTGCTTCGTCAGATTGCTACGTCAGACTTCCCCTCCCATCGCATCCTTGCTCCGGGATGTTGGCCTCCTGGGCAGTACGACTGGAACTCGGTGGCATGGCGCTTCTGTGGCACCTTCTTGCTCGCACACCGGGACCTCATTCACCCGGCATTGGAGCGCCAGACCGCATTGGTCCAAGCGCAGTTGCCTCGCCTGACCTGGGAGGTGAATTACTGGTCGCAGATGGATGATCTATTTGAAGTCTATCTCGCAAATCACGACGACTCGTTGTTCAGTCGGGTGATGGTGTTCGTCCAGAGGCACCAGGGCGTCTCCACGTGACGCAGCATCCCCATCTGTACCCATCCGTCAATGCGAGGGCGAACTGCCTCGTAGTCATCGAACACATAGGTCGCACCGGGAGCCGCAAACGGGCGCGTCAGAGTGAACTGGCGAGCCACGGCGTCCTCCGTGTGATCGGCATCAATGTGCACACAATCAAACGTCCCAAGCGATGTCTCTCGAGCGAGGACCGCTTCGGCTGTTCCCAGATGGAACGTAATGCGGTTCCCAAAGTGCTCATTGAGGTATGCCACGGCGGCAGGAGAAAAGGACGCATCGTTGTCAATGCAGGTAATCTGAAGGGTAGGGTTGGAGAGGAGCAGAATCAGCAGCGAGTGACCCAGGTAGACACCGACCTCCAACACACGCGACGACGACTGACCCACCGCAAAGAGCGCCTCCTGCTTCTTCAGCGTCGCAGCTTGGTAGGCATACTGCTGCCCATCAAAGAGGTAGCTCCCGCATCCCCGGTGGAAGCGCTTACCGACCGCCTCGTAGAGCCCGACAAAATGATGGAAGGAGTCGTGCAGTGCGCGGGTATACGGGGTCAAGGTCGGGAGATACAGGCGCCCATAGTCCTTGCGCCACCAGACGCCCGTGTAGTCAATCCAGTGGAGCTCGGGTGGACGGAACTCATCGACGGCGGCTCGAGAGCCCCGCCAGTGACCGTAGTCGTCTACGATAACGAACCCGTAGAGCGGCACCTTCGGCTCCATGTAGGTCAATTCATACTTCGTGCTCTCATACCAGTCCGTGTCCAGGCGAAGCACGGCAAACTGCGGGAAGGCTGTCGGGTCGCTCTGCGTGATATCGCCCTGGTGAATCGCAATATGGGGGTAGTCTACCTGCGCGAGGTTCGCAAGCACCTCCTCCAGTGAGGCTTCGCACTTCACAGCCGAAAAGATCGCGCTCGCCGCCTGTCCACTCAGATCTACATCGCGGTTGGTGGGAGCCGTCATGCCCGAGAAGGTGTCATAGGCATGGATGGTGCGGGTCACGCCCAGTTGCTTGCACTTGAGCGCCATCGCCATGATGAGCCCTCCCTTCCAGACTCCCACCTCTGCAAAGTCACCAGGGACGTTGTCGCGAACCGCAGACTCCACGAGCAAAAGAAGGTTGCGAATCCGCTCCTCAGAGACGGATGTATACGGGCGGACAGCGGCGACAATTTCAGAGTCGTTCATTGAAGTGGTGTCGAGAGAGGTGTGAAAGCTACAACTCCAACGACGGGAGCTTCTTGATCTCCTCGGGCTTGGTTCCGTTCTTGCGGTGCTCCAGGACCTCATCCCAGAACTCCCGCAGCTTGGGAAGAACGGTCGGCAGCCAGTTCGGATCCTTCTTCACAAAGTCCTCCTTGATGCTCTGAAGGACCCAGTAGAGGACCTGTGCACCCTCGTGCTCGCAATCACAGTCGCAGTCGTATTCCACTTTGCCCGACTCGTACACCGCAAAGCAGCCCTTGGTGTCCTTGCTGCGCTTCCACTCCGTATAATTCACTTGCTTGAACCGGAACTCTACATACTCGCACTCGTCGATGCCGGTGCACTCCATCTGCATCTGCATCTGATGGACGTAGCCGGGTGGGATCTCATCGGACGGCTTGCGGCTCATCGGACACTTGAACTCCACCAGTCGCCCGTAGCGGCGCGGGTCGTCAAAGGTAGGGACAATCAACCCGTCGGGCGATGCACCGAGGAAGGTATGAATCGGGTGCTGGACACAAGAGACATCCGTGATCTCACATGCGGTTCGCTCCTCATATATGCGTTTTGCCACCGGTTCGAAGCGCGTTCCCCAGATCAACGCAGGCACAGGAGCCGATCCCTCGGTGGGAGCTCGGGGTTCTAGCTTGCGCATCATGACCTCACGACGTCCCACGTCTGTGCCGAAGATCTGGTAGACCTCGGAGGCTGTGATCATTTCGCTTCGCTTGGCGTGCCAGGCGTCGGTTCGCTGATCATTGGCACCGTACATTCGGAGCACTCGTTCATAGCATCGATCTCGCATCCACAGTCTCCCGAGATCACCCGCCATGAGGGTGTCGACGATTTGTAGGAGTTCGCGTCGAAGTCGACTATATCCAACATTGGGCTGTTGGGTCTGGCAGAAGAGGATAAAGTGCTTGAGACGGGTGTTGAGGTGAGTAAACGGACGGTTCTCGAGGAGCCATTGTGTAAGATACTCCTCCATTCCTCTTCGCTGAGCTTCTCCTCCGAAAGTTCGTTTTGCGGCTGATACTCTGGCACATCGGTTCCCTCCAGGATGCGCGTCTCATTCGCAAGCTCCTCCTTCATCTTGTCCACGATGCCTGTGAGCTCGGTGGTAAAGGGCTCAATGGCATCGAGATCTGTTCCAAAGTTGGAAAGGATATACCCTGCAGTCAGCTTAGAGGGCGTGGTAAGATCTTCACGTTCCTGTTTGCACTGTTCCATCTTTGCGAGAAAGGACTCCATGTTCCCTTTATTGGTTTCTCTTCTAACCCATTTTCAATGAGCAACCGCGGTTCAATCATGGAGGATATTCAGAGCAAAGAGCAACTTGTGCTTCATCGGCTCTCTACCTTTTACGGCAACGAGGCGTCGCTTTCCCGCGTCCGGGCGATCATTGCAGGGGAGTCCAAGCTCAGTCTCCGGCTGATTGATTGGCTCGTGACCAACTATGCAAAGAAGCACAACGTGAATTATATGACAAAGTCGGGACGTCACGTGATCGTCTACCTGGCGTATAAGGCGCATCTCAAGGCGTATAGCAAAAAGATGTTCGACCCCTTCTGCCGCTGGAAGCGCATCCAGTTCCTAGGCATCAATACGACTGTGGGGCAGCTCAACTTCTTCGAGTGGGCGATCCAGGACGAGGTGCTCGACTACCTCGAGACGAACTACGAGGACATCCAGCGCGACATGGATGAGTGCTCGACCACGATCACGCCCAAGGAGGGAGAGCGCAGGAAGCGCCACGAGCTCAGCCGTTCCGCCACCAAGGCGGTCTGCATGCACAACGTCACGGTCAAGGTGAGCTTCAATTAACGGCGACGGCGGGTCTTCTGTCCACCACTCGCAACGTCTTTGACCGTAAACGCTGCAGATAGTTTCAATTTTCCTTTGGGGGTTTTAAGGGTATAGTTGAACGGGCTAATCTTAGGGGCATCGTCTTCGTCGTGGTTAGCTGTCATTCTGTTAAGGCTTGAAGGACGTCCTTTAGCTGTTTTAAAGTGTGCCCTTCCATAACCGGACTCGTCAACATGAACTTCTGTCTCGTCAGTTACTTCATCAATGAGTGCCTCCCGTTCATCGCCCTCTGCAAGAGTTTTCAAATGTGCAAGAAGGTTATCAACCGGGGTTCCATTTGCCGTCCACGTCAACTTGATCTTGACATCTCCGCCCCCACGCATCTCCTTGCTACGACGAGTCTTTCCCATTTGTATATTCAAAAGAAACGCGTTCCCGAAGAGCAAGAAGCCTCTTACTCTTCAGTAATGGAATCTACCCTTGTGCCCGGAGTCTTCTACGAAGACATCGGACGTGATATTACGGAGCACGACCTCGACATCGTGTCGGATCTCTGGACGATCGACGGGCGTGAAGTGTATCGGGGGTCGCGTGACCCACGGTATACGCACGCGAATGTCTACTGGCTCTACTCCGAGGACCTGGATCGTGTGGGTCTCTCCGAGCACTCCAAAGAGGACCAAGCTGATTTCCGGGTTCTCTGGTTGCGCGAGACGGACTTTGGAACCTATCTCCAGGAGGACGGATGGGAGCGCGGAGAGGATATCTGGTCCAGTCTCCCTCGCCCTGTCTTTGATCGCTTTGTCAACGAGGGATGGACCACACCCAAGGCATTCCTCGAGCAGTGTCTCTACGGTCCGATGCGGATTGTGACCCCCGGCATGCTTCGGGCATTCTCCGAGGTCTATGTGTGCCAGTCCTGTGGTCGCCGGTCTCTTACCTCTCTGCCGGGGTGCACGATGGTCACGCAGCCTCTGGACTTTCCCACAACGGAAAAGTTGTTTTTTGTGGATGAGGATATGATTGTTTATCGTCCGCCCCCTACGTCACGCATCTGGGATCTTATACAGCCGCAGAAGCCTTCACCTTCCGGCGACTCACAGGCGCAGGACTCGGTGCAGGAGCCGCCACAGGCACCGACACCTCCTCCTGAGGCTGAGACTCCTCTTCATACGCAGGAGCCGCTGACTCCTCCACAGTAGGCTGGGCAACCGCGGAGCTGCGCTGCTCCTCCTCGATCTCGTCGCGGAAGACGTCCGCCGCAGTCGTGCGCTGGGGAGGGCTGACCTTGGCGTAGGTGATGCGCCAGGTGACTCCGAAGCCGGTGCCGGTCACGTAG